CGGACGCCAGGAGGCGCATCCCGCCCCAGCGGGCGATCATCACATCGTCCCAGTTGCCGAAGCACATGGAACGGGTATCCGCCCCGGCGGTCGGCGCGGTCATTTGCGTCGAGACGCGGATCGGGTAGCCGAACAGCGTGTCCGCGAAGCCGGTCGTGGTGTTGACCGGAGCGATGGGGATGTAGGTACCGCCACCGTTCTCAAGGATCTGGCGGCACTTCGACAGGGCGAGCGGGTGCATGGCCCAGCCGAGCTTGCCGCGCAGGGCGTTGTTAGTGCTCAGGTCGTCGATCGCATCCATCAGCTCGTCCACGCTAGGCGCGGTCGAAGCGTCCATCGTGGTCGTGAAGGTGCCGACGCCCGAGGTCTGGATGATGCCGACCGGCTCGCCAGCGCCACCGCCGGACGAGCCGTTGAGCACGCCAAGATCGACCGCGAGGCCGAGCTGCTGAGCCAGGTCCTGCTCGATGATCTGGTCAGCGGCAGGCTGCGAGGTCTCAAGGAGCAGGTTCGACAGGATCACCCGACCGGCGACGGTCTTCGGAGTCATGTTGATCTGCTCGAAGCCGAGGTCCGACGGGGTGATCGTCGAGTTCTCGGACACCCAGTAGCCGGTAGCGGCGGTGGACAGCTTCGGGATGGTCACGGGGACGCCGGTGCAGGCCATGTCGCGAGCGCCGAGGTCGTAGGCGATGACCTGAGCCTTCAGCTTCTCGATGACCTGGGCGATCGCCTCCTCGGGGACGATGTAGCCGCCCGCCGTGTCGGTGCCCTGGCTCATGGCCTTGGCCTTCATGTTGGCGAAGACCTCGGCCTCGTAGGGCGCGTCGTTGAAGTCCTTGCGGGCCAGCGCACGGCAGGCACGCGAGAGCGAGAAAGCCTCGCGCTCGTTGCCCTTGGCGATCTCGACGCCGGGCAGGTGGGCGCGACGCTCTTCGGCGAGCTGCTCCTTCACCTGGCCGATCTCGTTCTCGAGCGACTTGATGGTCTGCTCGAGCTCCTTGCGGCGCTCACCGTCCTCGGTGCGCCACTCCTCGATGTGACTCTGGACGGTGTCGCCCAGGCTCTTGAGTTGAGCCTCGAAGTAGTTCTCCATGCTCACGATTCACCTCATCCGCTTGATGCGGGTCAGGAAGTCTTCGGTCAGTTGTTGCAGTTGCTTCTCCTCACGCTCCCGGTCGTGAGCATCGGAGGGCTTGGCATCGGGCAGCGACTTGCTACCGCCTCGCACCTCACTCATCGCGTGGATTCGCTTGGTCAGGTCGCTGATCGAGTCGATCAGCGTGGTCAGGGCCTTGGTCTGCTCCGTCTGGGCGGCCACAAGCCCCGTGTAGATGTCCGAGGTGGCGGACTTCTCCGCGACCTCGGCGACTTCGTCGTCGTACTCGTCCTCGCCCTCCATCATGGCGAGGTCAAACTCGACGACGAGACGGCCCTCCTCGGTGTAGGCCGAGTGGACGTGCTTGCGGATGGACTCGGGCAGCGCGGCGGCGAGGTCGAGGGACTTCTCCTCTTCCTCCTCCTTGCCGTGCTCCATCTTGTCCTCGTCCTCCTCCTCCATCATCTTGACCCGCTTGAGGTCGGCGAAGCGGCGGACGACGCGCTTGTCCTTCGGGCTCATCTTCTCGTCCACCTCGTTGATGAGCGCCGCCGGGTTGTCCGGGCTGGCGTCGGTCATCTCCTTGGTGTCCGGGTGCTGCATCCGGCCCTCGTACTTGATCCGCTCCACGCGACCGTAGGACCGCTCCTCGTCCTCGCCGGTGTAGCTCACCATGTCGCCGACCTTGATCTGGCCCGGCTTCGCAGCCTTGGCCTCGGGCTCGGACTTGGTCGCAAGGGCACCGAGATCGACGAAGCCTCGGATCTTGGCTTTCAGGCGCTCGGCGAGTTCTTCTTCGGTCATCGGGGTACTCTTCAGGAATCGGTCCACGACGCGCTCCTCGAGCACGCCACGGTGGACCAGGGACTTGGCACCCGAAACGAGCGCCGAGGGGTTAGCGGGCACGCTGACCACGCTGATCTCAAGAAGGTCGGCGGAGGTGTAGTAGACGCCGTAGGACGGCATTCCGAGGGAGCGCCGCTCCTTGTCCGAGACTTCGCGGGTCTCGCGGGGCAAGAAGCCCACGGACACGGCGTTCAGGAACCCGCCCTTGGCGAGCTGGTAGACCGTCTCCGCGAACTCGTAGGACTCCTTCGGGGCGAACTCGATCGAGGCAAGAAGCGCCGGGCGGCCCTCATGGCCCTGCCCTCGGTAGACGTTGGAAGCCTTGCCGATCGGCGGCATCGTCGTCTGGTCATGGCCCCAGAGCACGACGGGGTTCGCCTTGTAGCTCGAGAGGTTCCAGCCGTTCACGGCGATCACGTCCCCGACTCGGTCGGGCGTCTCGTCCGAGGCCACGAAGCGGATCGTCCGGGTCTTCTCGTCGATCGCCTGGGCCGGAGCGGCCTTGACCCGAGCCTGCGGGAGCCCGGACCGCTTGAGCTGACGCACCTCCGAGTTGGAGAGCGTCAGGCGCTCGGGCATCACGCCCGCGAGGATGAGGTCGCTGGTGTCGGTCATTCCGTCGTTCTGGTCTTGCCGGGCAGGAGGACGCACCGGCAGTTCACGATCTCGCTCACGTCGGCGGACGGGTCGCCAGGGTAGCGGAGGTCGTACCCGAAGGGCTCGCCCACCGCCACCTCGCGACCATCGAGCTCGAGGTGGTGCTCCCGCGCGCTCGGCTGCGCCAGCCAGACGTTCGAGAGAACGCCCGACTCGGCCATCTGCCGCTGTCGCCCGAAGTTCGCCGCCGTAGTGCTCTCCGTTCTCGCGATTCGCTCTGCTCGGGTTCCCAGGCCCTTGAGGGTTCGCCCAAGGTACTCCTCGGACTCTGCCAGCGTAAAGTAGATGGCCTCGCGGAGACTGCTATAGGTGCCGTCGTCGGATGCCAAGATCTTGACGATGTTGCGCTGGAGTTCGTCGATCAGGTTGGTGCTGATGTCCTTGAGGATGATCTCCTTCCCGGCGAGCATCTCGAGGAAGCGCGGGTCGGCAGCCGAGAGGAGGCGAGCGCCACCGAGTTCGTCGTAGATCCCAGCAGCACCGACCTCGAAAGCGTCACCGATGCGCGGCGTGAGGACACCGTACACCTCGTCCGACCAGTTCCGCAGGTTCAGGTCGAGCAGGCGCTGGATCTCGGCCTCGGTGTAGACGGCCTTGCGGATCGGAGCGGCGGACTTGCCCGTCGGCTTCGGGCTCCCTTGCCAGGGTCCCTCCGACACCTCGCGCAGCCGCTTGCGGAACGCCAGGACGATGTCGCGCAGCGGGCGCTTCACTGCCTTCGCCATCCGATCCTCGGCGGCTTGGACCGAGGCGTCCCAGTCCTCCCAGTACTTGGTGCGCGCCTCGACCGTCGAGAGGTGCGCGGGGAACGAGGCCGTGCGGATATCCCCCTCGAGCGAGCGCCGGCCCTTCTTCGGGTCGTGCGCCCAGTTCTTGAGGCTGATGTCCCGCTTCGAGGGGCAGCCCTCGGCGGCAGGCTCGCCTTGCTCCGCGCCGCGCATCCTCGAGATGAAGGAGATCGCGCGGTTCGCATCGCGCACGTCGCGGGCGTCCCACTCGCTCTTGTTCTTCCGAAGGAGGCGCAGGTTGCGGTTGATCACCGCCGAAGGGTCCAGGCTCGCCTTCCGGCTGCAAGGATTCTCGCTCCACGACTCGAGCTCCGAGGCCGTCATGTTGGCGAGGCCCTTCCAGCGGCGGTACACCTCGTCCAGCTCGTCGGGATCAAGGGCGCGTGACTCCGAGCCGCAAGACTCAGCGCACATCGAGGCCGCGATGGCGACCGCCTGGTCGCGGTCCATGTCCGGGTTCTCCCGCAGGATCTCGGGGATCTTCCGCGACAGGCAGTCGTCGGGCGACTCGCCAGCGAGACGGCAGGCCGGGGACTTCGCCTCGAGGCCGCGCGCTTCGGGAGAAAGGTCGGGGGACTCGGAATCGAAAGGATCCCCATCCGCTTCGGCGGTCACGTCGAGCCCCCCGACCGGCACCATGCTACTCGAAATGTACGCCTCGTCGGCGTTCTCGAGCTCCACGTCACCGATGTCCCATCCGGCGAGGTCTGCCGCCTCGCGGAAGGTGCGCCCGCCCTTCGTGAAGAGCTCGAGGGCTCGCTCAACCTTCGAGTCGGCGTCCTCGCGCAGCGCAGCGACGCCCGACAGATCGAAGGAGAGGAAGTACTCCGACTCCGGGCCGGTGAGACGAGTCAGGAACTTCGTCTCGAGCTCGTCCACGACGAAGTCGAGGAACGGAACGACCGTCACCTCGTAGAACGACCGGAACGCCGAGATCGAGCTGGCGTAGTTCAGGCCCTCGGTGAGCCCGATGATCGGCTTGGTCACGCCGAAAATCGCCATGATGGTCTCGCGGTTCCAGTCGCGCATCTGCTGGAACTCCATCTCCTGCGGCGAGAACCCGATCTCCTCGTACTTCGTGCCCTGCGGTAGCACGGCGGTCTTCCGGTGCGAGTCGGGTCGCCCGTGAGCCTCGCGCCAGGCGTCGGAGATCGCGCGCTGGTCCGCGTCGGTCAGATGCCCTTCGACGGACAGGATCCCGCCAGGGCTGCCCGAGTTCTGGAGCAGCGCCTCATCGTACCGATCAAGGACGAAGTCCTTGGCAGCGGTGCGGTAGGCCGCCTGCATCGGCCCCATGCCCCGGATCGGGTTGTACGGGTTGGCCTCCGCGATGTGGATGACCGACTCGGCGGGGATCTCGATCATCCCCTGCGTCGTCTGCATCTTCCACGCCTTCGGGAGGTGCGTGTTCTCGTCCA